TATCAAAAATCCGTACGCTGGTAAATGAAGCGAATATGCTGATTGATTTTGTCCTGGCTGATACAGGCAAAGGGAAAATAACAAAGGCGGATTGATGGGGTGGCTAATGATATCAGATAAACTCATAACGCTGGTGAAGAGCCTCTGTGTACTTGTCGGCATTTCATTTTTAGTCATGCTGGTTGCCATTTTCTTTTCCACCGCCTGGCGAGTCCTGACGTTATCGGGACTGGTGGGGTGAAAGAGAGATGAACCGTGTTCTGTGTGTGGTGATTATTGTCCTGGCGGTTGGCTATGGTGCGCTGTGGCTGGCAACAAACCATTACCGTGACAACGCGCTCACCTACAAAGCGCAGCGCGATAAAAAAGCCAGAGAGCTGGAACAGGCGAATGCCACCATTACTGACATGCAGGTGCGCCAGCGTGATGTTGCTGCGCTCGATGCAAAATACTCGAGGGAGTTAGCCGATGCGAGAGCTGAAAATGAAACTCTGCGTGCTGATGTTGCCGCTGGTCGTAAGCGCCTGCGCATCAACGCCAACTGTCCAGGCTCCTTGCGTAAAGCCCCCATCACCTCCGGCGTGGATAATGCAACCGGTCCCCGACTGGCAGAAGCCGCTGAACGGGATTATTTCATCCTCAGAGAACGGCTGATGGCAATGCAGAAGCAACTGGAAGGAGCACAGGAATATATCCGTACCCAGTGTATACCGTGATGTTTTGTTACGAAGGTGTTACTGGTAACGTTAAGGTAATTTAACAAAGAGTCAGTTCCGGACTTTATAGTGTGCTCAGTTCATGGCCAAAAACGATTTCTGTGATAAATATTTTGAATATTATTTACAGGTAAATGGAGTGGGGCACATGGATAGAAATATTACAATAGAGTATGAAGTATATGCCCGTATTGTATGGGCAGAGAAGGCAAAAACATGGTAATTCCGTGTGTTGCCATGATACCTGATTGGCAGAATTGTTGTTTGGTTTTGAGTATATAGTCAGCGTCTTTTGTTCGGTAATTGCTCTTTCAATTAAAATGCCAGATATGATTTGCTTTTCTTTGTTGTTTAGTTTTTTTGTATATTATTTTTATTGTTTTTATATAATTAGTTTTTTATTGTTGTCTTATTAAGGACGGTAAATTCAGGATGGCAGTCTGTAGATAAACGGAGGTTACTTATGCTACATGATCACCTGGCAGAATGTCTGGAGAAAAAAGGACTGTACCGGAGAGCAGCTGAACGATGGGCAAAAGTGATGGTACAGCTAAGTGATGACCAGAAAAGAAAAGTGGCGGCACAGAAACGAGCAGAGTGTTTGCGTAAGGCGCGCCGGACTCCGGTTTCACCGGTGAACCTGACCGAAATAAAACAAGCGGTCAACAGACTACATTCTGAGTTGGGAATGGGATTTGAAGAGCGGCGGGTATTCCGACGATATAAAGGGACAGGAGAACAGAATACGTCCGGAAACGCGCGGTCAAAAAAATGCTAAAAAATATCTGAGAGCGTTATTGCCTGTTACCATAAGAAAAAGCGACTTTAGTGGTCGCTTTTTGTGTCATATATAAGTCGTTTAAGTAAACCTGTCTGAACAGGTTCTCTGGTCGTGTTTGTCTTTGTTGGGTACAAATTGAGAATATTTTTCATTAATTAATCTTCTTCTGCAGGCTTCAATAACCCACGCTGAAAAATTTCCTGAACCTTTCAGATCAAGAGCGATGTTAATTTGTTCAATCATCTGGTTTGGAAATCGGATGTTGCGGGTTGTTGTTCTGCGGGTTCTGTTCTTTGATGACATAATGTTGCCCCATATTCAGTGTTGCTGATTTGTATTATCTGAAGTTGCTTTTACGTTAATTTGATGCAGATCAATTAATACGATACCTGCGTCATAATTGATTATTTGACGTGGTTTGATGGCGTAGATGCACGTTGTGACATGTAGATGATAATTATTATCATTTTGCGGGTCCTTTCCGGCGATCCGACCGGTTACGGGGCGGCGACCTCGCGGGTTTTCGCTATTTATGAAAATTTTCCGGGGAAAATCATGTCGGTACTTCTCGAACATAACTATTTGTTTTTTCTAATATCGAATCCGTAAAGGTCCGACATGAAAACGCCTGAAAAAGTCATTTTCGGGCACTTTCATGTCGGACCCTGTATTTGTTGTGAGACTGTTTCATGAAGGTTAATAAAAAGAAACTTGCCGAAATTTTCAACGTGGATCCGCGAACGATTGAACGCTGGCAGTCTCAGGGGCTCCCTTGCGTCTCCGGAGGTGGTAAGGGCGTTGAATCTGTATTTGATACCGCCACGGCAATTCAGTGGTATGCGCAGAGGGAAGCTGATATCGAAAATGAAAAACTCCGTAAAGAGGTTGAGGATTACAGGGCTGCCAGCGAGGCAGATCTCCAGCCTGGGACTATTGAGTACGAACGCCATCGACTTACGCGTGCGCAGGCTGACGCCCAGGAGCTGAAGAATGCCAGAGACTCCGCAGAAGTGGTGGAAACCGCATTCTGTACTTTCGTGCTGTCACGGATCGCAGGTGAAATTGCCAGTATTCTTGACGGGATCCCTCTCTCAGTACAGCGGCGTTTTCCGGAACTGGAAAACCGACATGTTGATTTCCTGAAACGGGATATTATCAAAGCCATGAACAAAGCAGCCGCGCTGGATGAACTGATACCGGGGTTGCTGAGTGAATATATCGAACAGTCAGATTGATATTCTGCGGCGTGATGTACGCGCCGGGCTGCGAGCCCTGTTCAGGCCGGAGCCACAGACTGCCGTTGAATGGGCGGATGCCAGTTACTATCTCCCGAAAGAATCCGCATACCAGGAAGGGCGCTGGGAAACACTACCCTTTCAGCGGGCTATCATGAATGCGATGGGCAGCGACTACATCCGCGAGGTGAATGTGGTGAAGTCTGCCCGTGTTGGTTATTCAAAAATGCTGCTGGGTGTTTATGCCTACTTCATAGAGCATAAGCAGCGTAACCCCCTTATCTGGTTGCCGACGGATGGTGATGCCGAGAACTTTATGAAAACCCACGTCGAGCCTACCATCCGCGATATTCCGTCGCTGCTGTCTCTGGCCCCGTGGTATGGCAAAAAGCACCGGGATAACACGCTCACTATGAAGCGTTTCACCAATGGTCGTGGCTTCTGGTGCCTGGGCGGTAAAGCGGCAAAAAACTACCGTGAAAAGTCGGTTGATGTGGCGGGTTATGATGAACTTGCTGCCTTTGATGAGGATATTGAACAGGAAGGCTCTCCGACGTTCCTGGGTGACAAGCGTATTGAAGGCTCGGTCTGGCCAAAGTCCATCCGTGGCTCCACGCCCAAAGTGAGAGGCACCTGCCAGATTGAGCGTGCAGCCAGTGAATCCCCGCATTTTATGCGTTTTCATGTTGCCTGCCCGCACTGCGGGGAGGAGCAGTATCTTAAATTTGGCGACAAAGAGACGCCGTTTGGCCTCAAATGGACGCCGGATGACCCCTCCAGCGTGTTTTATCTCTGCGAGCATAATGCCTGCGTCATCCGCCAGCAGGAGCTGGACTTTACTGATGCCCGTTATATCTGCGAAAAGACCGGGATCTGGACCCGTGATGGCATTCTCTGGTTTTCGTCATCCGGTGAAGAGATTGAACCGCCTGACAGTGTGACCTTTCACATCTGGACGGCGTACAGCCCGTTCACCACCTGGGTGCAGATTGTCAAAGACTGGATGAAGACGAAAGGGGATACGGGAAAACGTAAAACCTTCGTGAACACCACGCTCGGTGAGACGTGGGAAGCGAAAATCGGCGAACGTCCGGATGCTGAAGTGATGGCAGAGCGGAAAGAGTATTATTCAGCGCCCGTTCCTGATCGTGTGGCTTACCTGACCGCCGGTATCGACTCCCAGCTGGACCGCTACGAAATGCGCGTATGGGGATGGGGGCCGGGTGAGGAAAGCTGGCTGATTGACCGGCAGATTATTATGGGCCGCCACGACGATGAACAGACGCTGCTGCGTGTGGATGAGGCCATCAATAAAACCTATACCCGCCGGAATGGTGCAGAAATGTCGGTATCCCGTATCTGCTGGGATACTGGCGGGATTGACCCGACCATTGTGTATGAACGCTCGAAAAAACATGGGCTGTTCCGGGTGATCCCCATTAAAGGGGCATCCGTCTACGGAAAGCCGGTGGCCAGCATGCCACGTAAGCGAAACAAAAACGGGGTTTACCTTACCGAAATCGGTACGGATACCGCGAAAGAGCAGATTTATAACCGCTTCACACTGACGCCGGAAGGGGATGAACCGCTTCCCGGTGCCGTTCACTTCCCGAATAACCCGGATATTTTTGATCTTACCGAAGCGCAGCAACTGACTGCTGAAGAGCAGGTCGAAAAATGGGTGGATGGCAGGAAAAAAATACTGTGGGACAGCAAAAAGCGACGCAATGAGGCGCTCGACTGCTTCGTTTATGCGCTGGCGGCGCTGCGCATCAGTATTTCCCGCTGGCAGCTGGATCTCAGTGCACTGCTGGCGAGCCTGCAGGAAGAGGATGGTGCAGCAACCAACAAGAAAACACTGGCAGAATACGCCCGTGCCTTATCCGGAGAGGATGAATGACGCGACAGGAAGAACTTGCCGCTGCCCGTGCGGCACTGCATGACCTGATGACAGGAAAACGGGTGGCAACGGTACAGAAAGACGGACGGCGAGTGGAGTTTACGACCACTTCCGTGTCTGACCTGAAAAAATACATTGCTGAGCTGGAAGTGCAGACCGGCATGACACAGCGACGCAGGGGACCAGCAGGATTTTATGTATGAAAATGTCCACCATTCCCACCCTTCTGGGGCCGGACGGCATGACATCGCTGCGTGAATATGCCGGTTATCACGGCGGTGGCAGCGGATTTGGTGGGCAGTTGCGGGCGTGGAACCCACCGGGTGAAAGTGTGGATGCAGCCCTGCTGCCCAACTTTACCCGTGGCAATGCCCGCGCAGACGATCTGGTACGCAATAACGGCTATGCCGCCAACGCCATCCAGTTGCATCAGGATCATATCGTCGGGTCTTTTTTCCGGCTCAGTCATCGCCCAAGCTGGCGCTATCTGGGCATCGGGGAGGAAGAAGCCCGTGCCTTTTCCCGCGAGGTTGAAGCGGCATGGAAAGAGTTTGCCGAAGATGACTGTTGCTGCATTGACGTTGAGCGAAAACGCACGTTTACCATGATGATTCGGGAAGGTGTGGCCATGCACGCCTTTAACGGTGAACTGTTCGTTCAGGCCACCTGGGATACCCGTCCCTCGCGACTGTTCCGGACACAGTTCCGGATGGTCAGCCCGAAGCGCATCAGCAACCCGAACAATACCAGCGACAGCCGGAACTGCCGTGCCGGTGTGCAGATTAATGACAGCGGTGCGGCGCTGGGATATTACGTCAGCGAGGACGGGTATCCTGGCTGGATGCCGCAGAAATGGACATGGATACCCCGCGAGTTACCCGGCGGTCGTGCTTCGTTCATTCACGTCTTTGAACCCGTGGAGGACGGGCAGACCCGCGGTGCAAATGTGTTTTACAGCGTGATGGAGCAGATGAAGATGCTCGACACGCTGCAGAACACGCAGCTGCAGAGCGCCATTGTGAAGGCGATGTATGCCGCCACCATTGAGAGTGAGCTGGATACGCAGTCAGCGATGGATTTTATTCTGGGCGCGAACAGTCAGGAGCAGCGGGAAAGGCTGACCGGCTGGATTGGTGAAATTGCCGCGTATTACGCCGCAGCACCGGTCCGTCTGGGAGGCGCAAAAGTGCCGCACCTGATGCCGGGGGACTCACTGAACCTGCAGACGGCTCAGGACACGGATAACGGCTACTCCGTGTTTGAGCAGTCACTGCTGCGGTATATCGCTGCCGGGCTGGGTGTCTCGTATGAGCAGCTTTCCCGGAATTACGCCCAGATGAGCTACTCCACGGCACGGGCCAGTGCGAACGAGTCGTGGGCGTACTTTATGGGGCGGCGAAAATTCGTCGCATCCCGTCAGGCGAGCCAGATGTTTCTGTGCTGGCTGGAAGAGGCCATCGTTCGCCGCGTGGTGACGTTACCTTCAAAAGCGCGCTTCAGCTTTCAGGAAGCCCGCAGTGCCTGGGGGAACTGCGACTGGATAGGCTCCGGTCGTATGGCCATCGATGGTCTGAAAGAAGTTCAGGAAGCGGTGATGCTGATAGAAGCCGGACTGAGCACCTACGAGAAAGAGTGCGCGAAACGCGGTGACGACTATCAGGAAATTTTTGCCCAGCAGGTCCGTGAAACGATGGAGCGCCGCGCAGCTGGTCTTAAACCGCCCGCCTGGGCGGCTGCGGCATTTGAATCCGGGCTGCGACAATCAACAGAGGAGGAGAAGAGTGACAGCAGAGCTGCGTAATCTCCCGCATATTGCCAGCATGGCTTTTAATGAGCCGCTGATGCTTGAACCCGCCTATGCGCGGGTTTTCTTTTGTGCGCTTGCAGGCCAGCTTGGGATCAGCCGCCTGACGGATGCAGTATCCGGCGACAGCCTGACTGCCGGAGAGGCACCCGCGGCGCTGGCGTTATCCGGTGATGATGACGGACCACGACAGGCCCGGAGTTATCAGGTCATGAACGGCATCGCCGTGCTGCCGGTGTCCGGTACGCTGGTCAGCCGGACGCGGGCGCTGCAGCCGTATTCGGGAATGACCGGTTACAACGGCATTATCGCCCGTCTGCAACAGGCTGCCAGCGATCCGATGGTGGACGGCATTCTGCTCGATATGGACACACCGGGCGGGATGGTGGCGGGAGCATTTGACTGTGCTGACATCATCGCCCGTGTGCGAGACATAAAACCGGTATGGGCGCTGGCCAACGACATGAACTGCAGTGCAGGTCAGCTGCTTGCCAGCGCCGCCTCCCGGCGTCTGGTCACGCAGACCGCCCGGACAGGCTCCATCGGCGTCATGATGGCTCACAGTAATTACGGTGCTGCCCTGGAGAAACAGGGCGTGGAAATCACGCTGATTTACAGCGGCAGCCATAAGGTGGATGGCAACCCCTACAGCCATCTACCGGGTGATGTCCGGGAAACACTGCAGTCCCGGATGGATGCAACCCGCCGGATGTTTGCGCAGAAGGTGTCGGCATATACCGGCCTGTCCGTGCAGGCTGTGCTGGATACCGAGGCTGCAGTGTACAGCGGTCAGGAGGCCATTGATGCCGGACTGGCTGATGAACTTGTCAACAGCACCGATGCGATCACCGTTATGCGTGATGCACTGGATGCACGTAAATCCCGTCTCTCAGGAGGGCGAATGACCAAAGAGACTCAATCAACAACTGTTTCAGCCACTGCTTCGCAGGCTGACGTTACTGGCGTGGTGCCAGCGACGGAGGGCGAAAACGCCAGCGCGGCGCAGCCGGACGTGAACGCGCAGATCACCGCTGCGGTTGCGGCAGAAAACAGCCGCATTATGGGGATCCTCAACTGTGAGGAGGCTCACGGACGCGAAGAACAGGCCCGCGTGCTGGCAGAAACCCCCGGTATGACCGTGGAAACGGCCCGCCGCATTCTGGCCGCAGCACCACAGAGTGCACAGGCGCGCAGTGATACTGCGCTGGATCGTCTGATGCAGGGGGCACCGGCACCGCTGGCTGCAGGTAACCCGGCATCTGATGCCGTTAACGATTTGCTGAACACACCAGTGTAAGGGATGTTTATGACGAGCAAAGAAACCTTTACCCATTACCAGCCGCTGGGCAACAGTGACCCGGCTCATACCGCAACCGCGCCCGGCGGATTGAGTGCGAAAGCGCCTGCAATGACCCCGCTGATGCTGGACACCTCCAGCCGTAAGCTGGTTGCGTGGGATGGCACCACCGACGGTGCTGCCGTTGGCATTCTTGCGGTTGCTGCTGACCAGACCAGCACCACGCTGACGTTCTACAAGTCCGGCACGTTCCGTTATGAGGATGTGCTCTGGCCGGAGGCTGCCAGCGACGAGACGAAAAAACGGACCGCGTTTGCCGGAACGGCAATCAGCATCGTTTAACCTGACCCTTCATCACTAAAGGCCGCCTGTGCGGCTTTTTTTACGGGATTTTTTTATGTCGATGTACACAACCGCCCAACTGCTGGCGGCAAATGAGCAGAAATTTAAGTTTGATCCGCTGTTTCTGCGTCTCTTTTTCCGTGAGAGCTATCCCTTCACCACGGAGAAAGTCTATCTCTCACAAATTCCGGGACTGGTAAACATGGCGCTGTACGTTTCGCCGATTGTTTCTGGTGAGGTTATCCGTTCCCGTGGCGGCTCCACCTCTGAATTTACGCCGGGATATGTCAAGCCGAAGCATGAAGTGAATCCGCAGATGACCCTGCGTCGCCTGCCGGATGAAGATCCGCAGAATCTGGCGGACCCGGCTTACCGCCGCCGTCGCATCATCATGCAGAACATGCGTGACGAAGAGCTGGCCATTGCTCAGGTCGAAGAGATGCAGGCAGTTTCTGCCGTGCTCAAGGGCAAATACACCATGACCGGTGAAGCTTTCGATCCGGTTGAGGTGGATATGGGCCGCAGTGCGGCGAACAACATCACGCAGTCCGGCGGCACGGAGTGGAGCAAGCGTGACAAGTCCACGTATGACCCGACCGACGATATCGAAGCCTACGCGCTGAACGCCAGCGGCGTGGTGAATATCATCGTGTTTGACCCGAAAGGCTGGGCGCTGTTCCGTTCCTTCAAAGCCGTCAGGGAGAAGCTGGATACCCGTCGCGGCTCTCATTCCGAACTGGAGACAGCGGTAAAAGACCTGGGCAAAGCGGTGTCTTATAAGGGAATGTATGGCGATGTGGCCATCGTCGTGTATTCCGGACAGTACGTGGAAAACGGCGTCAAAAAGAACTTCCTGCCGGACAACACGATGGTGCTGGGGAACACTCAGGCACGCGGTCTGCGTACCTATGGCTGCATTCAGGATGCGGACGCACAGCGCGAAGGCATTAACGCCTCTGCCCGTTACCCGAAAAACTGGGTGACCACCGGCGATCCGGCGCGTGAGTTCACCATGATTCAGTCAGCACCGCTGATGCTGCTGGCTGACCCTGATGAGTTCGTGTCCGTACAACTGGCGTAATCATGGCCCTTCGGGGCCATTGTTTTTCTGTGGAGGAGTCCATGACGAAAGATGAACTGATTGCCCGTCTCCGCTCGCTGGGTGAACAACTGAACCGTGATGTCAGCCTGACGGGGACGAAAGAAGAACTGGCGCTCCGTGTGGCAGAGCTGGAAGAGGAGCTTGATGACACGGATGAAACTGCCGGTCAGGACACCCCTCTCAGCCGGGAAAATGTGCTGACCGGACATGAAAATGAGGTGGGATCAGCGCAGCCGGATACCGTGATTCTGGATACGTCTGAACTGGTCACGGTCGTGGCACTGGTGAAGCTGCATACTGATGCACTTCACGTCACGCGGGATGAACCTGTGGCATTTGTGCTGCCGGGAACGGCGTTTCGTGTCTCTGCCGGTGTGGCAGCCGAAATGACAGAGCGCGGCCTGGCCAGAATGCAATAACGGGAGGCGCTGTGGCTGATTTCGATAACCTGTTCGATGCTGCCATTGCCCGCGCCGATGAAACGATACGCGGGTACATGGGAACGTCAGCCACCATGACATCCGGTGAGCGGTCCGGCGCAGTAATACGTGGTGTTTTTGATGACCCTGAAAA